GTCAAGAAGAACGCATCCCTCAGTGTTATGAAGAAAGGCAACATTTGGGGCAGACTTGCCACAGGTGCTACTCCTACCTATGGAGCAAAGGCTTATGTTATTCCGGAGGGAGACGAAGCCGGAACATTCACACACGCAGCCGATAACGGCAAGAGTGATAGCGGCAAGGTTGAGTACCTTGACATCAGTGCTACATTCGGCAACGCATCTGATGACGGCATTGCTGTCATTGTACTTTAATCTAAGGAGGTAAGAAAGAATGAGCAAAAATTACAATCCCGAAATGCCATCCACTGGCTATGATGTCGCAGACCTTGCGGCATTAAAGGCATCTAATCTGATGCCTGCACTCAAGGAGGATAGACTTTGCAGATTTGATAGCACAGATGATGCTTCTATCTTCTTTGCGAGAGAGTTGGACTACATCAAGTCTAAGTCCTACGACAAGATTTATCCGGAGTTCACTGCTCTGAATAAGTTCCCTATCACTCATGAAGTACCGGAAGGTGCCGAGTCCATGACATACTACTCATACGAGAGAACTGGTATGGCTGCAATCATTAGCAACTATGCAACAGACCTTCCTCGAGCAGATGTTAAGGGCGCACCTTCTACTGCATTTGTCAAGTCTCTCGGTGCTTCCTACGGATACTCTGTACAGGATATGAGAGCGAGCCGTATGGCAGGCAAGTCTCTTGATACTCGCCGTGCTGAGGCTGCAAGATACGCAGTAGACCGTACAACCAACATCATTGCATTTGCAGGAGACAAGAAGAATAACCTTGTCGGAGTTTTGTCTACCGACAACAACATTCCTCTTTATACCCTCAGCGAGGTAGAAGTTGACAGTCAGAAGTACACAGACTTCAAGCATAAGACAGCGGCTCAAATCCTTGATGACATCAATGGTATGTTTGCATACCAGGCGAAGATTACCAAGGGCGTAGAACACGCAGACACTCTTATGCTTCCGCACAGTGTCTACATCGACATCTCCACTCGTCAGATTCCGAACACTGGATATACAGTGCTTCGCTTCCTCAAGGAGAACGCTCCGTACCTCAAGGACATTGTGTCTGCACCGGAGTTAGAGTCTGATGCAGAGGACACCAACCCTTACAACAAGGGTGTCATGTTCCTGTATACCAATTCTGCTGATAAGTTCAGCCTCGAAATTCCGATGCCGTTCTATCAGTATCCGTTACAGAACAGAAACCTCGAGGTAATCGTTCCTTGCGAGGAGCGTGTCGCAGGTTGCATCATCTATTATCCGCTCTCTGCACTCATTGCAGTCGGAGCGTAGTCTGAGAAAAGGAGGAAATGCGAAATGGCAATCAAGATGACAAACTTATCTGAAAAGGTAATTGGAGTTGGCGAGGCAACGGTACTTCCGGGGGAGACCAAGGAAGTGCCTCGTGCTTTTGAGACAAGTCCTATCTTGGAAGTGTACAAGAATATGGGGTTAGTATCCCTGTCCGGCAAGCCTACTGCCGCAACAAAGGCTGTGGCTGAGAAGAAAGCTGAGGAAGATAAGGCAAAGGCGGAAGCTGAGGCTAAGGCTGCGGCTGAGAAGAAAGCAAAGTTAGACAGTCTCAAGGATGCGTCCGATGAAGATGTAGCCGCTCTTGCACAGGAACTCGGCATCAATCCGGCAGAGTGCAAGGACCTCGCAGATGTACGCAAGAAGGTAAAGGCTGCTCTCAGCAAATAAGTTGGGAGGTGGCTCTATGAATGCCTTAGAGATATTTCGAATGGTTGCAAAGGAATTTGACAGCCTGCCGGATGAAGATGTCGTCAACGATGACGGCAAAGTTACTCAGTACGGTGTCAAGTCGTTCATCGAACTGTATTCAGACCAAATCAGCGAGAAACGGTTCGGAGCGTCATACCAAAAGGCACTGGCATATCTGACCGCCCACAAGTTGAAGATGAATGGATACGGAGATACAGGAACAGGAACTATCGCAGACTCGCTCAGAGTTGGCTCATATTCAGAGGGCGAAACCTCAATCAGTTATACGACCGGACAGCAAACGAACCTCCAAGTCGATGCGGAATATGCACTTACCGTATATGGCTTGGAGTTTCTTACGCTCCGGAGAAATGCAATCATCCCGATTGTATCAGCAGGAGAGGCTCAATGAGTGTAAGAATTACCGATACCGTGACAGCGGACGGCAGAAAGTTTCAGCAAATGCTCAAGGAACTGGCAGAAAAGGAAGTGCGTGTTGGATTTCAGCATGGCAAAGCCACTGAGGAGGACGGCACGGACATCTGCGATATTGCAGCATGGAACGAACTCGGAACTGTGCATATTCCGGCTCGTCCGTTTTTGCGTATGAGCGTAGATGACAACGCATCAAAGATTAAAAGTTTCTTACAGGAGAAGAAAAAAGACCTCGTAAGAGGAATTTCTGCCGAACAGGTCCTCAAGGAGATAGGGATTTTTCAGAAAGACCTCATCCAAGAGAAGATTACGGACGGCAGTTTCGCACCAAATGCGGCATCGACTGTCAAGAAGAAAGGCTCATCCAAACCGCTGATTGATACTGGACGAATGAGACAGTCAGTCAATTATGAAATCAAACAGAAAGGAAGTGGAGACTGATGAATTTCTTAAAGAAGAATTACACGCTGAGGCGTTATTCAGAGCCTAAATATGTTCAAGGCTATTCTTCTATACCTTATGAAGATTTAACGCTGCCTATGGACATACAGACCTTAGAGGACACCATAAAGACCGAAGAGGACGGTAGGAAATCAATTCAGAAGTTGAAAGTATTCTGTGACTACGAGATTTTGGCTGAGGATGAGCATAAGAAGCAGAAAGCAGACCGTGTTTGGTTTCAAGGGAAGTGGTTTGAGTGCCTGTCAAGCAGGCTGAGTGAGAACACTCCTCTGAGGCACTGGACAGCAACATTCGTTCAGTGCTTGGATGCCGAAGATGGTCCAAAACAGGAGGGCGAATGATGAACATGGAGAGCGTAGAGTCGGTCATCTACGATGTTACGGCTGAGTTCTTCCACGGTGCTACGGTCATTTGGGCGGAGCAGGTAAATACGAAACCGGATTTACCGTATGTGACACTCAAGACAGGAAACCTCAACAGAACTCGCTTTCCGGTGGTAGATGATGACGGAAACAGGTTTTATCCGTGTAGTACATTGCTCGAGATAAACCTGTACACCAAAGGCAAGGCGGTTACGGTGGCAGAGAATGTTACCGGAAACTATGCCAACACAGCCGCAAGCGATTTGCAGGATTTCTTCAACTACCTCGACTCCGAGGAGATTGTGGACAAACTGGCAGCACACGGCATGGATATATCCCTCGAACCGCCTGTGAGGGATTTGACAAATTTGCAGAATGACAGTAAATACCGTTACCGAGCAATGGCTGAGGCAACGGTTTCTTTTTCTCAAGAAGCAAATGGTCGTTACGGAATTGGTGGCATGGATGCTCCAAACGCATCCGGAGGCGGCTCTGCTGAGATGGCAGATGCGACATCGGGTGTCATCGAGGAAGTAGAAATTTCAGAAGAAACCTATGAAGGAGGTAAAGCATAATGAAGAACAATCCATTAGATGACATCATCAAGTGCGATGTCGAGATTTCAAGTCCGGGTTCAAGCGATGTGAGTTTCGACAGTATCCTCTTGGTGGTAGCCGGACCCGCTGCAAAAGGCACAGCAACAATCTCCGGCACGACAGCAATCAGCAAGGCTGATGAATTGCTTGACTATGGTTACAAGACCGACAGTCCTGCATATATCGCTGCAACGGTTGCTTTTTCTCAGAATCCATCTCCGGAAGAACTGTATATCGTTGTCCGTGAAAAGACTGCTGAGAAAAGCACTTATGAAGATGTCACTACTACGCTTGCAAGAGCAAATAGTGAGGCATCATTCTACGGCATCCACCTCACGGAGTTCAGAGATAGCACGGATATTGAGGCTGCAAAGACTTGGGCGGAGGCGAATGAGAAGTTGTACGCATTTGAGTACACAGACATCGACTCTTGCCCGGTAAAGAATTTCAGTTTCTACCGTACATTCGGTATTTTCTCCGGACTCGCAGATGGTTACGCAGCAGAAGAACAGCCTGCCGAAAACCAGTATGCAGCACTGGCTTGGATGGCTAAGTGTTTCGGATACGACCCGGGAACTGAGACATGGAACCTCAAGGAACTGGCAACAATCGTTCCTACGAAGTTGTCAACGGAGCAGAAGAAAGCACTGGGAGCAAAGAATATCAACACATTTCTCCGCTATGCAGGATGTAACTGTGCAATGGGCGGCATGACCCTTGCGGGAGAATGGATTGATGTTATCCGTTTCAGAGACTGGCTCAAGAATGAGTTGCAGATTAGAACATTTAACGCTCTCAAGACCAACCGCAAGGTTCCGTTTACTGACGGAGGCATCGGTCTGATTGAGGGAATTATGGTTTCAACTCTCAAAGACGGACAGGACATCGGAGGCATCGCTCCTACGGAGTATGACGATGACGATAATCCTATTTACGGATATACAGTCACTGTTCCGAAAGCGTCTGACCTCACAGAAGCAGAAAGAAAATCAAGAAAACTCACAGGCTGTAAGTGGTCCGCTCGACTCGCAGGAGCAATCCATGCAGTTGAAATCAGTGGAAACTTGACGGTCTAAGAAAGGAGATGAGGAGAAATGGGTAGAGTAACCACTTACAACCCTAAGAAAACCACCTGTGCATTAGGCAGACACATCGCTTCCGGCTTTGCGGATGACTCATTCATCACTATTGAGCCTGCGGGCGATGGCACTTCCTATGTTGTAGGTGCGGATGGGGAGATTGCTCGAAGCATCGACCCTAATAATGCCTACACCGTCAAGATTGCATTATTACAGGCATCAGCCACGAATAAGTATCTTCAAAAGATGTACGACAAGGATAAAAAAGACGGTACAGGCACATTCCCGGTGAATATCGCAGATTTATTGGGAAATGAGAAGTTCACAGGCTCGGTAGCGTGGGTTAATAAGCCTGCGTCATGGGTCAGAGGCAAGGCACAGAATAACCGTGAATGGGAAATTACCGTAGGCGAAGGCGATTTTAAGTAAGGAGGAAATGAAACATGGCATTGAAACAGATGGAAGCAAAAAAGACGACTGTTGGCGATAACAACTTTTACATCAAGCCGTTCCCGGCATTTAAGGCGGCAAATCTTACAGGGGAGTTAGCATCCGTGCTGTCTCCCCTTATTGGTGCGATTGCACCGCTTGTCGGGGATGGAGACTTGATGGATGTAGATGTAAATAAGGCTGCTGAGGCACTGTCAACATCAACCGTAATCAACGGAGACAGACTGGAGGCTCTGATGAAGAAACTCCTGCTCGGCGGCAATATCGTTATTGAATATGAGGACGAAGAGGGCGAGAAACAGCAGGATGTACTCGATAAAGACCTCGCTGATGAAGTGTTCTGCGGCAATGTACAGGATATGTTCGTTCTCTGCGTTCATGTAATAAAGTTGAACTTCAACGGTTTTTTCGAGAAGTTAGCCACCCTATCTGGGAAAGCCGAACAGGTGGCTACCAAGACTCCGAGGAAGATATTGTAAAGTTCGGCAAGTTTGATTATTCGCAATTCAGTGAGTTGGAACTCCGGTGTTATATCCTCATCAAGGCAGGAATGGTATCTATGACCGAATTGCAAGAGGTGTACACTCTCGATGAAATGCTGAAATTATACGCACTGTATTCTATGCAGTTAGATATTGAGAAAGGGAGAGCGGACGAACTGGAAAGGAGGTCTTGATAAGTGACGATTAGAGATATATCTGTCGCTTTCGGCTTCGATGTGGACCGGGCATCCCAACAGCAGGCGGAGAACAGCATAAAAGGCATCAAGAACATGGCGACCAAACTCTTAGGAAAGATTGCGGTCGTCTTTTCCGTTGCAAAGCTGACATCGTTTGCCAAGGATTGCGTGGAAGCGGCATCAAATGTCGAAGAGATGGAGAATAAATTCAATGTCGTATTTGGAGACATGGCTGATGAAGTTGACAAATGGGCGGAGCAATTCGCAGACTCGGTCGGTCGAAACAAGAACACAATTAAGACCTACTTGGCAGACCAACAGAACTTGTTGGTAGGATTTGGTATGACAAGAGAGGAGGGTTCCAAACTCTCTGAGCAGATGACATCCCTCGCTCTCGATATTGCATCATTCTCGAACCAAGACGAAGATGTGGCAGTTAATGCCATGACTAAGGCTGTTATGGGAGAGAGTGAAGCAGCAAAGACTCTCGGTGCAGTTCTGAATGATACAACACGAGCCGAAACGATGGCGGCACTCGGAATGTCGGGTACATACGACAGCCTGTCTCAGTTGGAGAAGATGCAGGTAAACTACAATGCAATCCTGCGGCAGTCTCCCGATGCAGTTGGAGATTGTGTCAGAAGTATGGGTTCGTATGAGTCGTCCACAAGGCAGTTAAAGGCTGCACAGGAAGAATTTAAGGAGTTTATCGGCGGTCAGTTGCTTCCGGTAATGTCTGTATTCGTTCAATGGGTAACGAAAGGCGTGAAAGCGGCAACAAAATTTGCCAAAGCAATCCTACTGGATGCTGATGGCAACAATCGTATCCTGCGGTCATTCGATAGGATACACGCAGTCGTGAAAAGGCTGCAACCTGCCATGGAGAGGTTCACATCCTCGATGAAAAACGGTATCAGCAAAGCCACTGACATGATAAAGAACATCATCAATCGGTTCGGAGGCATGGAAAACGCCTTGAAGTTGCTTGCGATAATCGCAGGTGCTTTTATCATAGCGATGAACTGGAGCAAAATCATAGGTGGAGCCAAGGCTTTCCTGTCGCTCATACAGGGCATGGGAAAGTTATTTTCGTTTGCCAATCTAAAGATACTTGGCATTGTTGCCATAATTGTAATACTGGCACTGATAGTTGAGGATTTTATCAATTTCCTTATGGGTAACGACTCGCTGATTGGTACGATGTTCGACAAGGCAGGTATTGGGGCAGACAATGCCCGGCAGGCAATATTCAACGCATTCAATAAGGTCAAGGAGTTCCTACTAAATGTGTGGGATTTACTCAAGACTGCGGCGGGAATGTGGATAGATACAGTCAAAGGTTTCTTTGAAAGGCATGGAGAGCAGATAAGGAAAAACTTCGAGAGAGTGTGGGGGATAATCAGTACCCTACTCAATGGTGTTTGGACTTTCATCACTCAGCTTGCCGCCACACTGTTCGGAGGTACGGAAGATGAGATTAACGGCTCGCAGGAAAGCACCAAAGATAAGATACTGGCGATTTGGCAGGCTATCCTTGACACACTGTCATCTATATGGGATGCGTTATTCACTGTGGCGAATGCAATATTTAATGCGGTAGCCACGGTTATCGAAACTGTATTCAAATGGATACAGGCATTTTGGAACAGTTGGGGTTCTGAGATACTTGCATGGTTCAAAGGACTGTGGGATAACCTCGGACAATTCCTCAATGGATTTCTAACGGTACTCGAAGGAGTAGCCAATTTTATAAGTTCAGTGTTTACAGGAAACTGGTCGGGAGCATGGGAAGCCATCAAGCAGGTGTTTTCCGGAATTTGGGATATGATTACGGCAATTCTGCAACAAGCGTGGAACACGATTTCGACCGTACTGACGATAGGTTTAGGAGTCCTGCAATCATTGTGGAATACAATTTGGACTGCCATTTGCAATTTCTTTCAAGGAATATGGAATGGCATAGTATCGTTTATAAGCGGTATTTGGTCCACAATCACAGGAGTTATCTCTGGAGCGATAAACGGCATATACAGTGTCGTATCATCGGTGCTGTCGGCTATATCATCGTTCTTCAGCAGCATATTCAGCGGCATCGCATCGTTTGTCTCAAGTACATTCAGTAATATGGTATCGGGAGTTACCGGATTTGTCGGTAACATCAAAAATGCCATTGTGAACGGACTGACAGCGGCGATAGACTGGATAAAAGGACTGCCAAGTCAAGCACTGAAATGGGGTTCCGACATCATAGATGGAATTGTCAACGGTATCAAGGGAGCAATCGGAAAAGTTACCGATGCAGTTAAGGGAGTGGCTGATAAGATTAAGTCGTTCCTACACTTCTCTGTACCGGATGAAGGACCTCTGACAGATTACCAGTCGTGGATGCCCGACTTCATGGGCGGACTGGCGGACGGTATTTCAGCAAGTGAGGATACTGTTCTTGATAAGGTCAAAGGCGTAGCGAGCGGCATTAAGACATTGATGCAGGGAGCGACAGCGTCTGCGGCAACGGTTGCAAGCAGTCAAGTGAATAATACGACCTCCAACATGACACAGAATGTCAACATCAATAACAGTTATTCCGGAGGAAGTACAGAAACTCAGAAAAATGTATCTAAGGCAATGAATAAGTCAGCCGTAGATGCGACAACACAAATGGCAAGAGGACTTGCCTATGCAAGGGGGTAGGTTATATGGCGAGAAAATTGCAACCTGTTTCGGTGTGGGGGATAGAATTTGATGCTCTCATAGATGAGACCAAAAGTATGACCTCCACCATACCGGAGTATCCGGTTGAGAAAGGATTTTCGGTGTCAGATACGATTATCAATGACCCGATACAGTTCTCCGCAACATTGTATCTTACAAATACACCTGTCACATGGTTGCACCGTCACGGTTCGTCCAATGACAGAGTGAAGCGTATATGTAATGATATAGAGAAAAAATGGTTTGAAAAGAAACTAACCAAAATTGTCACATCTGATGCAGTTTATACGAACATGGGTCTCACGAGCATTAGTATCAAGAAGTCAGCAGACATTGGATACGCTCGTGAGATTTCTATTTCCGCAAAGAAAGTCAGAGTGACAAAGAGAAAGACCGTGAATATCCCGACCTATGTTTTGAAAGCAGGAGAGTCGATGGCGAATGCAGGAAAGGCTTCCACATCGAAGTCGTCATCCAAGTCGTCATCGAGTTCTTCCTCATCCTCGAGCAGTTCATCGGGAAGCGGTGGAAGTTCAAGTAAGAAGTCGAGTAGCGGCTCAAAGAAGTCTGCATCCATTTTATACGGCGCAGCGAGCGGTCTCGGCTTGATTTAAGGAGGTGTTGAGATGCTATATATCCAAGTGCCGGATATGAATGATAGTGTTTCGACACTCTCCATAGACGGTAAAGAATACAACCTGCGGTTTACTTACAACGAGAAGTATGATTATTGGAGTTTTGGTCTGTATGACGAGGGAGAAGAACCAATCATCGCCATGACGAGAATAGTTCCGAACTTCCCGATATTCCACTATTACACCGACAGTGACATACCGGACGGAATATTCGGTTGTTTGTCTGATATAGATACCGTAGGAAGAAACGCATTTAAGGATTTGACGGCTGAGTTTGTCTATATTCCGAATGTGGAATTGGAGGATGATTGAAATGGCTAATGAAAACTGGATGCGAACCTACACCATGCGGTGTGGGAAAATGGGAAAGCAAGGCTTTGAAATCGGAAATGTGAATAGCGTGACAGAAGATTGTCTCCATGTATCGTTTTCAGTTGAAAAGTCGAGCGAAGAAAGTCAGAATGATGCGAAAGTTCAGATATGGAACCTGTCTCCGAAAAACCTCAGCATATTGGAATCCAAAGATTGCGTGGTTGAATTGAAAGCAGGCTACGGAAAGAACAGGTCGCTCATTTTTGTTGGAAATGTATCATCTGCAATCACGACACTCGATAATGCCGACAGGCTTACGGAGTTGACGGTTGTGGATGGTCTTGTCGAGTTAAGAGATACGAACATCAGCGTGTCGATTAACGGCAAAGTAAATTGCAAGACGGTGTATCAGAAAATTGCGAATGCAATGGGAGTATCTGTTAAGTTCGCAGGAGATTTATCGTATGCCACCCTGCCGAATGGTTTTTCCTATGTTGGGAAAGCCAAGGGAGCATTGCAAAAGGTGGCGAATTGCTGCGGGCATAAGTGGTCCATACAGAACCAAGTCCTGCACGTTACATGGCCCGGTCGTTCCATAACGACTCAAGGCTATTTGCTCTCTGCTGACACTGGACTCATCAACATACCGAAAAGAATTACAATCGGTTCGGGAGATGAGTCAAAGACAGGATGGGAGGTTGAATACCTGCTGAATGGTGCTATCGGTGTCAATGACATTGTTGAACTGAGAAGTAAGACCATAAGTGGGTATTTTTTAGTTTATAAAGTTACGATTGACGGCGACAACATGGGCGGAGATTGGCTCTGCACAGCACAGTTGCTGAAAATCGCTGAGAAGCCGAAGATGGACAAGAAAGCAGAGTCCGGAAGTTCCAAGAAAAAATCATCCGGAAGCGGAAGTTCATCGGGAGGCACAATCAAGAAAGGCGATAAGGTCAAGGTCATCAGAACAGTCAAGTCGGGTAGCAGAACGAAAGGGTATCAATACTCCGGAGGAATGTTTACCTGCTATTATTCTGTTTACGATGTTATACAGGTCAAAGGAGACCGTGTTGTAATCGGCATTGGTTCGACAGTGACTGCGGCGGTAAAGATGGCAGACCTCGCCAAAGCATAGGAGGCATTATGTTACAGGAAGTCACAGCAGAAATCGAAAAGACTGCAAAAGCGGTCGTGAACGAAATCCATACCGCATTGCCGGGAGAGATTGTTTCTTTCGATGGAGCGACTGCAACGGTTAAGCCTGTCGGACAATATGTAACATCAGATGGAGTCTCACTAAGTTATCCCACGATAACCGAGGCTCCTGTTTGTTTTCCGTACTGCCAAAGTGCAGGCGTTGGAATTGCATTTCCGGTCAAGAAGGGCGACAGTTGCATCATCATCATTTCAGAGGTAGAACTGGACGCTTGGAGAAGCGGTGCTGCTTCGGAAGGCTCCCTCAGATTTGACCTCACGAGTGCTATGGTAATACCAGGTCTACTCGATGGAGGCAGCGATGCCGCAGTTAGAGCGACAAAGCAAAATGCCGTCATTGTGACAGGCGGAGATACGGAGGTTGTGGTATCCGGAAATGGATGTGAAATCAATGCAGGCTCCACGATATTTAAAGTGTCGGACTCCGGAGTGAATATCAAAGGAAATGTCACTGTTGCAGGAGATATAAAGGTTGGTTCGGTATCGTTCAAGAACCACACTCATACCGACAGCACCGGAGGCAAGACCCAAAAACCCGAATAACCATACGCACAAAGCCTTGACAGCCACAGGAAGCGTTTTATTTGAGTAAGACAACAAATTCTCCATTAAAAAGGCTCAAGGGCAGAAATAAGCAAATAAGAAAGTCCATACAAGAGGAGGTGCTTTATGGATATTTTACTATCCGCAGACGGAGACCTATACCTCACAGAAACAGGAGACATCTCCCTTGTCGAGTCGGTTGCTCAGAAAATTAAGATAAGACTTAGATGGTGGCTCGGAGAGTGGAGATGGGATGAAGAGGAGGGTATGCCGTACAGGGATGAACTTTTCATCAAAAATCCGGATACGGACAGTTTCGAGATGGCTGTCCGAGAAAAGATATTTGAAATTGACGAAGTAACCGAGGTCAAGGATGTCTCAGTTACTTACGACAGACACACGAGAGTCGGGAAGATTGAGTTCACGGCTCTGACAGATACAGAAACCATAAGAGAGGAGGTGGAAATAGATGGCAGAATACGGAGTAACTGATAAAGGTTTCAACATCAAGAGACTCGATACCATTATGGAGGAGATACACGCAGATTTGACGGAGGCGTTTGGCTTTGATACAAGGCTGACGAAGCCGTCTTTTCTCGATACCCTCATTACGACATTTTCCTATCAGATTTCTGATTTGTGGGAGACTGCTCAAGACAACTACTACGCCAAATATCCTGCCACAGCAACAGGAGTCAGCCTCGACAATGCTGTTCAGTATGGTGGCATACGCAGGGCAGCAAACAAGCGTACATCATACCGCCTGCACTGCACCGGAGACGATGGAACCTATGTGAGAGAAGAGGCAATCGTGGCAACGAACACAAGTCCGGAAGTCAGATTGAAGAACGCAGATGAGTTCGAGATTACGAGAGATGCGTTCAACAGAGTAAGCATCAAGGTGGCATCGGCTGAGGTCGGTGTCTATTCCGTTACAATCAATGGCAGTCAGTATTCATTCTCAAGTCCGGATGGAGTGGAGGAGGATATTATCACGGGTCTTGCCAAAGCGATTACGGATGATGAATATACCATAACTGCTGAGAACAATACGCTTACGATTAAGGACAAGACCATCAGCAGAAGCAATGTACTCATCCTGTCAGATAACTTGACGACATCGAGCGTCACTGTAATAGCGACATTCCTCACAGAGGAGTACGGAAAGATTACACTTCCATACGGAATAGTCACGAAGATGGTAAACAATGTCACTGGATTTACGGCTGTTACGAACCTGCTCGAGCCAACATACGGAAGAAAGCAGGAGAGCGACATCGAACTGAGACAGTCGTACATTGCGAAATCTGCATTGAGGTCCAATACGATGATTGAGTCCATTGTGGGAGAATTGCTGAACAACATCGAGAATGTGGAGTCTGCATCCGGATATGAAAACGATACAGACTATGTAGATAACAGAGGACTTCCGCCTCACAGTATCGAGATTATCGTTGAGGGAGGAGACAACAGCGAGATTGCACAGGCTATCCTCCGAAGAAAGGCGGGCGGCATTCAGACATACGGAAGCATAGAGGTTGGTGTTCCCGGTGTTTACGGAGACACAATCCCTGTTCGGTTCAACAGACCGGACTATCTGTACACATGGCTCAAGGTTGTGCTGCACGGAGATAAGTCGCAGTTGCCGACAAATTACGCATCCCTTGCCATACAGGCTCTGATTTCAGATGGAGCAGAGTTTGTGGCAGGAACCAATCTCCTCACTCAGTTGCTCAACGATGGCATTTACGATGCTGTCGCAGGACTGACTTATGTTGAAATCTATACTGCATACGGAACCTCAAGTACCTATGTTCCGGAAGCATCAGATTACAAGCAGAAAAACATCATCGTCACATCTCGTCAAAAGGTGTTGATTGATGAGAAGAGAATTGAGGTGTCGTTCAGTGAAGATAGTTGATAGTTGGCTGAATGATTTACCTCAGCAGTTTCTCGAGAAGAAAAATATCGAGGCTCTGATACGAGCGCTCTCCAAACAGTTGCAGGAGATAGAAGATGTATTTGACGATTTGAAGAACCTCACAGACCTCGATACAGCCACAGGACAGAATTTGGATATGGTAGGCACCATTATTCCACTCAGCAGAAAAGAAGCCGGAATACTGGCAGGTATCAATGTTGAGGACCCTGTTATTTCCGATGAAAGATACAGGCAGTTCCTGCGGTATAAGAATTTGGTAAATACCAATGAATGTACCTATTACGACTTAATGGATGGTCTCGCATTGCTGTGGGATGTATCCCCGATTTACTACATCGAGGACCCGGATATGCCTGCAACAATCATTCTGACAATGCCGTTCCTCAAGCCGGGAGGAGAGGTCGTAAGGGTGGGCGAAGTTCCAATGGTAAAACCTGCGGGAGTTCGCATTGAATTTGAATATCAGATTAAGGTAGTCGTAGAAACACTTGTCCGATGGATATGTGCAACCTACGACCTTTTGATTTGCGGAACATTCAAATGCGGCACGAAGCCGAGACCCGGCACGCTTGGAAACATCATGTATGTTGAGACCAATCTCGACATGAATGCAATCACAAATGTATTTGACACAACCCTGTCCGGCACAATCCGAATAGGTGGCAAATTATACAATTCCACGACAGGAGAAATCTTTACGGATGATGTGGAAATTATCATCAATTCAGATTACGAAATCGTGGATGTCTTGGTAGCAGGTCAGTCGGTGTCCGGCGTTTATCCTGCCAAGGCTGTCAACGGTGTATTCATCGGAGAAAGCACGGAGGTAGGAAAGACCTTTACCAACACGACTACGGTTCTGCCATTATCCGGAGTTGTTACGAGCGGTGGAGGAAAGATGATGATGCCTGCAAAGGTTCAATTCTCGGAGGATATAAACATTCAGAGCAATTCAACGATAGGAGTATCCAACGCACCGAAGAGTGGAACCATTATCTCGGGAGAGGGAACCGAACCTGTCGTTCAGACATCGGTATCCAACGACTCTGAGGTCAGCGGCAAAGTTATCGTATCCGCCGCAACTATCAAACGGTGCGGAACTAAGGCTTGTGGAAAATAAATCAGAAGGAGGTAAAAACGATGTCATTTTGGAGTACAGATTTTATGAATGACCGAAGAAAGCAGTGGCTCAATGCTTTGGTAAAGTTTCAGTACCTTGTCAATGACACTTGGTATGATGCGACAATCAATACCAAAAGAGTGACTGGAAACAAGGTTGAAATCATCGTCAGTTTCCCGAGAACATCGAGCGGCTCGCAGACCATTAAGGCTGTGAGAATTATTGATGTCACAGGAAAACAGGCAGGGTATCAAGCAACCGAGATTGTACGTGCTGCCAACCAAGGCGTTCTGACAAAGTTTGAGTTCCCAATCTATGAAAAGGAGGATGAAACCTAATGAATGGTAGAAATCAACCGTACCTCGACACCAACGGAGCAGGCTTCTATGAGCCTACGATGTGGCATGACGAAGTTGAGGGGATACAGGAAGGTACGCCTGTGGATGAGCAGAACCTCAACAACATCGAGGGTGGCGTGAATGGAGCCAACCTCACGGCAGAATTTCTGACCGAAGTAGTGAAGCACCACGGAGAACAGATTAGTAATATCGGAGGCGAGATTATCAAAGTCACTCTTACCAATGCGGCAGGAGAGGCTTTTTTTAATAATTCCGCAAAGACGATTGCACTGTCTGTCAACAGAGACAGTTTTGACTACACAGTGACAGCGGAGGTTGTTACTCCTGTGGACAATGTAGGCGACATTATCGTCTATGACAAGCAGGTCAACGGCTTCAAGGTTAAGTACACCGGAAGTGCCGCATCTGTGGACCTCAAACTGTATGTACAGGGAGGTAATGCAGCGTGAATGTAATTATCCACAATGATGAGAGGAGAAGTCAGCGTGACGCTACTCTCAGAGAATACGGTATCAATCCCGAGAGAGCATCAGCCGCTCAGAGGGAGATGGCAGACTGCATTGCTCAGAAAACCAATGAGGCGTATGCAGAGGCAAGAAAACATTAGGAGGTAAAAAAAGATGGCAATGAAAGTTGTAGAAGTCAATGTTGGGGAGAAAATTCCCTACACAGTAAGCAAGACCAAAGTTACATTCGATGATGAACTGATGCTCAATCTCTCCAAATTGGAGAGAGATTTCGATGTCAGCGTAGACATCTGCATCGACAAGTTCGGGATGCTCGTGACAGGCCTTGGTGTGAAGTATGCAGCACAGATTGAAATTCCTGCAAGACAGTATGTCGATAAGGAG